AACCTGCAACTTTGAAAGACAAATCAATCCAAAAGAAAACAAGGTTAAAAGATAAAATGATTAATTATGAGATGAATTTTGAGTACGCATTTAACCTTATAAATGATGTAGATTAATGAAAAATGTTGCACTATACATTTACATAGATGAATTAATTGATGATGTATTAACGCCAATTAGACACCGTTTAGAATTGTTTGATGATGAATCAATTAGCGTTACTTCCTCCATTCAAAACTTTAGGGATTTGGGTAAAATCTTTACCGACTATTCAAAGGCGTTTACTATTCCAGCATCAAGCCACAATAATAAAATTTTATATCATTGGTACAATAGCGAAGTAGGAGCGACTTCTTTAAACAATCCTTTGAGTTTAACCGATGCCTTTGACCATAGAATAACATACTACGGGTATATTGAAATTGATACTATACCATTTCGTTATGGAAAGTGGTCTTTGAAAGGAAGTAAGAAAACAGATAACAAAATTGAAAGCTATTCGATAAACTTTACTGGTAATTTAGTTCAATTAAAAGAGCGGTTTAAAGACGACAAATTAAACTCACTAGCTTACTTTGAGGATGGCGCAAGAATTAGTTACTACGATGAGTTAAACCACTTGTACGACCGTGCAAATGTACAAGCAAGGGTTACGGATGATAACTACGATATACTTTACCCATTAATTGGAACAAAGCGAAAATTCTTTTTAACTTCTGGTGCAACAGCAGCGGATAATATTTCAACGACTGCGGGTAAATTATTGTTTAACGAGATATTTCCAGCCATAAGAGTAACAAAGATTTTAGAGTATATTCAAGGCGCATATGGAATTACTTTTACTGGAGCATTTATTCAAAGTTTGACTTTTAGCAAATTGTTTCTTTATCTTAAAAATCAAGATGAATTTACGATTAGACCTGAACAATTAAAAATTGACTTTACTGCTAAAGCATCTGACACAATTATTGAAGATGTATTTGGCATTTTTATAGACACAGAAATAGGAGCAGGGTTTGATGATTTAGATTTAACAACAGATTTATTGACTTATAATTTTAACGCTTTAAATCAATTTTACAATCCACCAGCGACACCAATTAACAATACAATCTTTATAAATAGAGAATTAAGTTTAAAAATTACAACAGCATCAGCAAACCCTTACAATGTTTATGTTTATAATAATGGAGTATTATTTGCTTCTACATTAAATAGAGTCGGAAATATAAGTTGGTTAATAAATGTAAGTAACGTTGGTCCAGAATATTTATTTACTTTTTTTGTAAGTTCGGAATTAGGTATAACTTTTACAAGTGAGTTAATTCAAAGAAAAAGAAGAATTGGTTTTTACACTACTGGTGTATATTCTGAATATCAAAAATTAACAGCCACAAGCCCATCACAAACAACAGTATCAAATATTGATATAAAATCATTCGTTCCTGATATAAATGTTGTTTCATTTATGGAGGGATTGATTAAGATGTTTAATTTAATGGTAATTCCAACATCTGATACTTCATTTAATTTACAGCCGTTGCCTGATTATTATTTAGATGGCGTAAATGTAGACATTACAAAATATGTAATTACAGATTCAATCGACATAAACCCTCCACAATTATTCAAACGTATAGCGTTCAAATACGTAAAGTCTGAAAATGCTTTAAATGAAATTTATCGAGGTTTATTCAATAAAGAATATGGCGACTTAAATTTTGAAAATCAAAATAGTGCATTTGCGGAAACTTATGAGGTGGCTTTACCTTTTGAAAATTTTATGTTTGACCGCGAAACTGGAACGGATTTCATCACTGCCACAATGTTTAATAAAGATAATAACGCATACGTACCAAAGCCGAGTTTAATTTATTGCAATGGGGTGCAGCCAGTAACTCCCGACATTAAAATATCAGATACTACAACAACAAATAATATATCGGAGTATGTTAGGTTTAATAATGAGTTGCCTTTAGCAAGTACAGATTTAAGTTACGTTCAATCTTTAAATTGGGGTGCTGAAATTTCATCTTGGTTTTTAGATATCAATTTTACGGGATTATACGATAAATTTTATTCAGATTACATAGAGAATTTATTTAACCAACGCACTAGAATACTTAAATTAAAAGCAATGCTTCCAACTTCTTTGATTTGTTCAATCAAGTTAAAAGATAAATTAATAGTTTCAAATAAAAGGTATATCATTAACACAATGACACCCGAATTAACTACGGGGGAAACTTCCTTTGAGTTGATTTTAGATAATAGCGAGCCATCGCAAATAGGAAGCGAGATTTTAAGATTAACAAACATTCAAACAATGACACTTGACAATACTGCGCAATCAATCGAGTTGCAAGTATTCTTAAAAGACTTCGATTTGTGGCGTTCAAAAGTAGCAACGGGATATTTAGTAGGGACTTACACAAGCGGTGGAAATGTTTACGAAGATGGACTTTTAAATGTTTCAGTTCCAGCAAATACAACTGGAGTTAATCGAACTGATAATGTATTATTAGAGTACTTTCAAGGCGCAGTTTCAACAACTATTCAAATCCAAATCAATCAATATGCTTAGACAAATATTTACACTTCTTAGAGAAGTTCCAAACAACAGCGGAGAGTTAATCGCAATAGCAAAAGGTAAAAATCAATTTCCTAAAAATTGGAAACAAATTAAAACAGCAGCAAAATGGCTATCACAAAAATAGTAGATTTACAAGTTAATAGTAATATTGACCAAACAACGCAAGATGTTAAGCAATTAAACACCGCTATTCAAAGCGTTGATAAAAGCGCAGACAAAGTAGGCACATCTTTAAATAAAGCGGGTGCTGCAGGAAATTCATTTGGTGCTATTAAAAATATGGTTACTGAATTAAACCCAGCACTAGCAGGAGCAGAAAAAGGATTTGGCGCAGTATTAACCCAAATGTGGGCGATGGTTGCAAATCCTATCGGTGCTGTTATTGCTGCACTTGTTTTAGGACTTACTGCGTTGTATAAAGCCTTTACTTCAACAGACGAGGGAGCAGATAAATTGGAGCAAATGATGAGCGGATTGTCTAACGTAATGGTTGTAATTCGTGATCGGTTTTTAAAGTTTGGCGAAGCGTTAGCGAAATTCTTTTCAGGTGATTTTAGCGGTGCGGTTAAAGATGCAAAAAGTGCTATCTCTGGAGTGGGCGATGAAATTGCTGCCGAGTTTAAAAAAGGAGCAGAAGCAGCTAGATTACTTCAAGAGGTTGGAGATGCAATGCGAGATTTAAAAGTTGCACGTGCCGAACTAAATAAAAATCTAGCAGAATCCAAAGAATTGCTTTCAGATGAAAATGCAACCTACGCACAAAAGAAAAAAGCGATTGAGGAAATAAGAAAAGGAGAGGCAGAATATACGAAAGACGCTTTAGAGAACGCCCGTAAAAGATTAAGAGCAGCGCAGTTAGATAGGAAAGCCTCAGCAGATGAAAGAGCAGACGCAATCGCAGACGCTAAAACTGAGATTTTAAACTTAGAAACTGAAAGCGCACAAATATTGCGTTCAGCAAATAAGCAACAAAAGCAACTTAATGCTCAGATGGCTGCCGACCAAAAAGCAGCACAAGACGCTGAGTTGGCTAGACAAAAAGCCATATTAGACGAACGTTCTACATATTTAAAAGGAACTTTAGAATATGAAGATAGTTTATTAAAAGCATCTTATAAAAGCCGTCAAATAGCAGATGAAAATGAGTTAAAGTGGATTAGCGCAAAAATAAAAGCAAAAGGTGATAAAGATATTGAAGCAGCAAACACAAGGGCAGCAACTAACTTAACTATTGCAAATTCTGAAAAATTTTCTTTTGACCAAAGATTGGCTGCGGTTGCTTCACGTGAGGAAATGGAAAGCCAAATGGTTTTTAAAAGCGAAGCAGACAGAACAAAGTTTAAAGAGGAAAATGCTGCTGCTAGAATGGCTATTGACAAAGCTGAAACAGCAGCAAAAATGCAAATGTTAAACGCAATAGGCACTAGCTTAAATACAGCGGCAGATTTAGCAGGAAAGAACACATCAGCAGGTAAAGCACTAGCAATAGCAGCAACAACTATTGACACTATTCAATCAGGAGTTTCTGCGTTTAAAGGAATGGTAGCAGCCGTGCCTGGACCCGTTGGTATAGGTTTAGGAGTGGTTGCAGCAGCAGGTGCATTGGCATCGGGGATAGCATCTGTTAAAAAGATTGTAGCTGTTAAAGTGCCTGGCGGTGGTGGTGGGTCTGCTCCTTCAGTTGGTTCTGCACCAACGGCAGGAGGTTCGGCAGTTCCTAACTTTAACGTGGTAGGTAATAGCGGAGTTAATCAATTAGCGGGGATAATGGCAACAAAAGATCAAACACCAGTAAAGGCGTATGTAGTGCCGAGCGATGTAACTACGGGGCAGTCATTAGACCGCAACATTATTAGAAATGCTAGTTTAGGATAAAAATACAACAAAACAAACTATTTAACGATAATATTTTAAAAGCAGTAAAAAATGAAGATTGTAGAACTTGTAATTGATAACGAAAACGATGGTATAGATGCTATTTCAGTAGTTGATAGACCAGCGATTGAATCTGATTTTATTGCGCTTTCATCACAATTAGAAATAGAATTAAAAGAAGTAAACATCGAGAAGAAAATCTTAATGGGTGCTGCATTAATTCCAAACAAAAAGATTTACAGAAAAGAAAATGGAGAGGAGTTTTATGTATTTTTTAGTGAGCAAACAGTACGCAAAGCATCTGAGTTATTTTTTATAAATAACAATCAATCTAACGCTACTCAACAACACGAAAAAGATATAGACGGAATGACCGTTACAGAAAGTTGGATTGTTGAAGACAAAGAAAAAGACAAATCTAATTTTCACGGTTTTGATGTTCCAGTAGGTACGTGGATGATTTCAATGAAATGTAATAACGATGCAGTTTGGGAAGATGTTAAAAGCGGAAAGGTAAAAGGATTTTCAATCGAGGGTTATTTTGCCGACAAAATGCAGATGAAAGAGGAGCAGAATTTAATAGAACAAATTAAAAAAATTCTAGAAAATGAAAAATAATTCAAGTCCGACAAATAATAAAAGAGGATGTTTGTGTGCAGATGAAGAAACGTACAGCCGTGAGTGCTGCAAAGGGGAATTAATCAATCAAGGGATTGGTTCATTAGAAGGACAAGGAACGAGTGTAATTATTAATTTATAAATCAAAATGGAGTACAAAAAAACGTTAAATCAAATCAAAGCAATTTTATCTATTCAAGTTAAATTGGAGCAGATGAAGTTGGAAGATGGTGTTACCGTTGTTGAAGCGGAATCTTTTGAGCCTGATTATTCGATTGGTATTGTATCTGAAACAGGGATTGTTGCTATGCCAGTTGGCGAGTACACAACCCAAGACGGAACAATTATCGTAGTTGAACAAGAGGGGATTATCAAAGAGGTTAAAGAAGCGAGTGCGGAAGTAGAAGAAGCAAGCGCAGAAACACCTGAGGAAATTGTTGCACCTGAAATGGAAGCAACACCTAAAAAAATTGTTGAATCAGTTTCTAAAGAAACTTTTTTCGCAAAAGAACAAGAGTTGGAAGTTGAGAAAACAAAAAGCGCAAAATTAGAAGCGGAACTAAACGAATTAAAAGTTCAATTATCTGCTGCTCCTGCGCCTTTGGTTTACAATCCTGAAAACGAAAAGAAAGTGGAAGTTAATTTGCTACATAGCAAAAGACCTGAAACAGCACAAGACAGAATTTATAAAAAACTATTTTCAAAAAACTAAACAACAATGTCAAGAACAATCACATCAGTAAGTAACGATCCTTTATTAAGTCGTTCAAAAGAAACAACGGTTACTGCAACTACTACTTTTACAGCAGCAGATGCGTCAGGAACTTACAACGTAGCAACAGACGCTATCGTTTTAAATTTACCAACAATTACAGCCGAAACTATCGGAATGGAATTTTCATTTAGAAACACGGGAGCAGATGGAGCTGTATTGCTATCAATCGATCCGTCTTCAACAGATGGAATTAACGGAAGTATTGCAAATGCAGCAGCAGACGCAGTAGCAAGTGGAGTAGTAGGTAAAAAATTAAACAACACAAAAGCAACCGCAAACAATGGCGACTATGTTATACTAAAAGCAGTAGCATTGACAAAATGGTTTATCGTTGGTGGTGTTGGAATTTGGGCTTCAGAAGCATAATCATTAATCAAAAAATACATATACTAAATGTCAACAACAACTAGCATTACAACGACTTACGCAGGAGAATCAGCAGGGAAATATATCTCAGCAGCTTTGCTTTCTGCTCCAACCTTAGAGAAAGGATTGGTTACAATTAAACCAAACATCAAATATAAAGAAGTAGTTAAGAAATTAACACAAGGTTCTTTGTTGAAAGATGGAACGTGCGACTTTGACGCTACTGGAACAATCACATTGACCGAGCGTATTTTAGAGCCAAAAGAATTACAAGTAAATAACCAACTTTGTAAAAAAGATTTCCGTTCTGATTGGGATGCGGTATCAATGGGTTATTCTGCTTTTGATACTTTGCCTCCAAGTTTTGCAGATTTCTTAGTAGCGAATCACGTTGCTAAAGTAGCTGCTGAAAACGAGGTAAACATTTGGAGAGGTGTTGCTGCAACAAACGGACAATTTAACGGATTTACTACCCTTTTATCTCTTGATGCTGCACTACCTACTGCAAACGAAATTACAGGAACAACCGTTGACGCTACAAACGTTATCGCAGAACTTGGAAAAATTGTAGATGCTATTCCTGCAACATTATACGGAAAAGAAGATTTAACAATCTTTGTATCACAAAACATTTACAAAGCATACATCAGAGCGTTGGGTGGTTATGCAGCTAACGGAGTTGGTTCATCAGGTACAGATACAAAAGGTACACAATGGTATTCAATGGGTAGCGGTTTAATGTTTGATGGTGTTAAACTAGAAATGACACAAGGTTTAGCTGCCAATACAGCGGTTGCTGCACAAAGCGAAAACCTTTATTTCGGAACTGGTTTGTTAAACGATACTAACGAAGTAAAAGTTATTGATATGGCAGACATCGATGGATCACAAAACGTAAGAATTGTTATGAGAATGACTGGCGGAGTTCAATACGGAATCGTTGAGGAAATTGTAACTTACGGAATCGTTAACT